ATATTTGTCGTCTTTGTTCTTTTTGTTTTTCTTTAAGCGCTGCTTGTTGTTGATAAACTTTATTATTATAATTACCAATTGCTCTAGCACTTTCAGCTGCTGCGATATTTCCTAAAAAACTCATATTTTATATATTTTAGCCATGCGGTAGTAGTTAGTTTTATCTGGACCGTATTGCACCATTACTCCTTCTTCTTGAAGTCCAAGCCATTTTGCAAAACGTATGCCAAGTTTAAAATCTTCTTTTACTGCTGTCTGTAATCTCCAGATTTTATTGTTAATACAAAGCATATCCATTCTACGTTTAACAAGAATGGCAGCTCTAATTTTGTGTTTAAATATTTCCTTACTTGATAATACCCAGCCTTCCGCACAACCTTGCCAGAGCGGATAAATTCCACCTGATACAATTGGCTGCTCATTGGCTAGTAAAGTAAATGAAAGTCCTGGTGCAGCAATATCAATTCTGTTTTCGTAATTTTCTGCATCCTGATCCATTAACGGATCATTCATTCCGTAATTTATAATTTCCGTTCCATGTGTAGAACGATACGGAATAACTTTATAATTAACCATCGGATGTTACAACGGTTGGATAAATTGCAAGAACTGAACAAGGTAAAGCCTGTTCTTGTTTTACAAAAATAAATCCATCAGTATTGTAATCATCTCTAAATTCTATTTCCTTATCACCTGCTAAAAAAGTTGAAACAGGAGTGTCCATTGGATCCGATGAACTTCTAAAAGGTATAGTTTCTAAATTATCTAAATCTGGTCCAACTTTAACTCCAACAGTTTCAAATAATCTAAGAACAACTTTTGAAATTCTTTTAGTTTTACCTTGTGAAGTTCCTTCTTCAGCACCTCCTTCAATTCGCATTGTCTGAAGTACACTTGAATAATTTAAACCTACAACTGCTTTATTTATATATCGATCTAAACTTATAGCACCTGATGATACAGTTTTATTAGCGTGCGTTGCACCATCTGCCAGAATACCAACAGATTGTGCTTCAAGATGTGATAATCCTGATAATGAATTTACAACTTGTTTTACAGTAGCACCTGTTGTGTGCGCTGCTGCAGCGGTGCTGTTAAATCCTCTGGTGCAGCCTGTTAAAGTATTTGTCGATTTACCTGAATAAGAAATACGCTCACTATCAATTAAAATAGTTCCTGATGCAGTAAATGAACTAGCATCGGTTAATGTAATTGAAGTTGTTGAATTATTAATACTGCCATTTAATGTAGTAGATGGTCCTGTGTAAGTTAAAAAACTATCTAAAAATTTAAAGTCTGTAGAGTTCGTTTCATCAAAATCAAAATCAGAAAAACATTCAATATATCTTTTAGTTGATCCATTAATGGTGCGCTTTACAATTACCCATAATTCATCTTCATCTAAAGTTCCTGAAATAGATGCAATACTTTCAACAATACCAAATTGACTTGTTCCAAAAGAACCGCCTAATTTATGTTTATGCCAAGCAACTACATTTTCAGATCTTTGATAAGTAAGACCAATTAAAATTCCATCATCTCGAACAGCCCACAAAATACTTGAAGGTTCTTGCTGATAAGTAAATTCATTTATTCCGCTATCAGTTACAGCATCATTTAAAATACAAAGATCAGGTGCGACATAGCCGTCACTATCGAAATTGTATGCTAACTCTCTAAATTTTCTTTTTGCTTTTTGTAAAAAGATAACTGCATTACCAACAGGTAAAGCATCAACATCGGCAGTTCCAAATGAACTTTGTTTTTTAATTGTTAAGTTTGTTGGTGTAACTGCAGCATCCGTTCCATCTGCTGTTACTGTAAATTCTCCGCCTGTGGTTCCTATAATTAATGTTCGTTGTGCTTTTAAATATCGAACTCTATTTACCTGATTAGAAGCGATTGTATAAATCATCGCATCATCTGCTAAAGTTCCTGCTGCAAAGTTTTCGTAATCGCCAGATTTTGAAAAATAAATTGTTTGTGGCTCTGTGTTTGTACCAGCAAAAACTAATCGTTGTTCAAAAAAAGATACACAAGCAGGATGACCTGAAAAATCAGAAAAGGCTCCAAGTTTCCATTTAGTCGTTGCAATATTTTCTGAACTATACACAAAAGCTAAAGTTCTGTGAGTTGCAGCGGTGGTTGAGCTAGTTCCTCTAGTACAGCCTGTAAGACTTCTTGTAGCTGCATCTTTGCCTGTGTAGGTAATTAATTCATCATCAATTCTAACTGTACCTGTTGTTGCGTAATCATCAATTTTATCGACAACGATTGTGGTATCTGATGATGAAATTTCCTTTGAAAGTTTAGATGGATTAACTTTTGGTGCTAATGTTTCAAGTACATCAGCGGTTACCACAGTTGTTGAAGTTCGTGCAGTTATTTCTGCATATCCTAATCCATAACCAATACTAACTAATCTACCTACATCAGATGTTTGAAAACCTGTATTATTATTAATTCCTGTTACAGCTGATGCAGTAATAGTTATTCCATTTCCTGAAATCGCACTTGCACTTAAAGTCGTTGTTTCAGTATTTTCATCTAAAAATGGACCGTAAGTAAAAAGTAATTCATCTAAACTCCAATTGGTATGACCTGTTCTTGATAATTTTCGAACTTCGTGATTTGGATGACAAATGTATAAAACGTCTGCTGATTGAGCAAATTTAATCTCAAATAATTCAGCCGTTAAATAAGGTGATGCAATTTCATAAGCAGATCCACTTGATAAAATTTGACCTTTGTCTTTATAAAAACGAATGTACTGATTACCAAATTCTAAAATATAAGTTTGTGTTGTTGAAAACTCAAACGGTATTAATCTTGTTTTATTAGCAGAAGTTTTAACTTCACTAATAAATTGTGTACCTACTCTTCTAGTCGCTGCTCCTTGTGGATGGACTAAAAAATTTTCTAAAGTTTTGCAGCCTGTTCTATATTTATCAAAATCAGTTCTGCCATCTAGTTTAGAGCCAAGCTCACCAGATACAAAAGAAGTAAGCGCTAATGTTGTTCGAGGCATTTATAACCTCGCATCTGTGAATTCATTACTTTCAAGTGAACTAATGCTATTTTCCGTTGCATCAATAAATCTTGCTTCTCTTAATCTTTCATCTGCTTGCTCTTGGTAATATTTTGCAAGCGTTGCATTATTGGTAATACCGTAAGCAATATCGGCTGCAAGTTGAGCAGCAAGTGCTTCTTGTAAAAAAGTATCGTATTCGTTTGGATCCGTAATTAAAGCAACGTAGAGAATATAAACGGTTGCTTCATCCGTTACTATTTTTCGACCTTCAATGTTATATTTGATATCAGCTTCAATGCTGTCGAGTGCGCCTGTATGTATTTTTAAAACTCTTAAACAATCTGCAGGCAAAGTATAAGCATAAGCAAATTCCACAACAGGTGCCGTTGCATCTTGTGCAAGTTGAACTCTTTTTAATAAACAGTTCCAAGGATGCGATCTAAATATTCTATTTCTAATCGGTTCATATCTTTGATTACAAATTCTTGCATTTTTACTGTCATCCGTAAGAGCTGTAATAGTTGAGGCTCCTAATAAATTTAATGCTGAATTAACTATTTCTACGACGCTTGCCATATATATTTGTCCTTACAATTTAATTTTACTGAAATCGATCCTACGGAGTACCGTTCCTCGAAAACCTTTGCAGCATAAGTGCAACTTTCTAAATCTTTAAAAGCTATCTTTGGCTGAATTATAAAACACTCTTCTAAAAGAGGTGAACACACTAGTCCTATTAAAATAAATTTTATCATGAATGATTGAAGGAGGAGGCAATTGCGCCTCCCCCATTTCGACTAAGAATTAGTCAACAACGTATCTAATTGTTAAATAGATCGTTCCTGTTGCCGCTCCGCCAGCAAGTGTTGCTGTGATTGGCATTCCGTCTTTATTTGCATCTACAACTGAACCAGAACCTAGAGCGATTGTTGCCGCTATGTCTGTTCTTGCTGCTGATGATGTTGAAGTTGCTGCTAAAAAATTAGCCGCTGAAGCAGATACTGTTGTTCCAGCTGCGTTAGTGTGAGCCGCATATCCAACGGATAATGTAGTTGAAGCTCCTAAAGCATCATTTGCTAAGTAACCGTCAATAATTCTTGCACCATTTGGTAGGTTAAAGAATTGTATAACGTCAGCGATTTGAAGTGAGCTTGCTTCGTATTCTGCAAAAGCAATTCTTACTTTTCCGCCTTGTTCATTAGTTTTGATGTTTTCTGAAGGAACATTCTGACTCCATTTAGTTTTTTGAACTGAATATACTGTTGCCATATTTTATTCCTCCTATGCTTCGTGACATTCGATTGATACAACTTTAGCTTCTTCCATTCTGGTTGCGCCAATGGATTGACATACATAGACTTGTGTTGAGTAACCACGATCTGATCGCTCATCAATTCTAGTCATAATGTCTTGTCCAACTGCCATAAGAATTGCATCTTGTGTGTACACAAGTGCTTTTCTTAAACTGCCAGATTTAGAAAGTCTGTTCGACATAATAAAATTGAAACCCATGAATGTATTTAATTCACCATTCACAAGAGCTTTAACTGTATTGTAGTCAGAACTTGTAACGTTTGTATCACCAAGTAAATCGATAACACCTTGTGGTGCTACTATGATGTATCTTGGAATTGAAGGATCTACATCACCACTATCAAGAATTTTTTTAGCATTTCTTAATTTTGTTAATGTTAATCCGTTTGTTGATGCTTCAGTAATTGCATTACCAGCTGTGAAAGAAGTAGATGTACTACCTGTTTCGCCTGTAAATGCTGTTCCTGTTGCAGCGCTTATAATTACATCGTCTTGCGCTCTGCCTAAAGCATAAGCTGCAGCTAAAGCATAAGATGATGTTGGATCGATTAGAGTTCTTAACTTATCTTGATTGTCGATAAGATCAGCATACTCATAATCAGCCAAAGATACTCTTCTTCGTGAATGTGGAGTATCCAACTGAGGCGTTTCTGCGTGGCGTGTTGTTCTTAACACGGCAGCTACGCTACCAACTTGGTCAAAGAAAGCATTTTTTCCTACAACGCTTTCAACTCTCACACTACCTCTAAGAAGAGAACCTTTTTGTTGTGACAACATTTGTACATTGTTTGAATACTGCTGTACAAAAGCTGTGGTTATTTGGTTTGACATATTGTCAATCTCCTTGTTGTTAGTTTAAGTTTTGATTAGTCGGTTCGATTTTCCAGAAATCTGGATCTTGCCTGTGTATTTAACGATTACACTTCATCGTTTATCTTTGAGATCCTTTACGGATTTTCTCAATAGAATTTTTTTTCATTACCCAATCGAAATAATTTTGCGCCACAGGAATTGGATCTAGCTTGATATTCTCAGATGCGAATTCAACAGCTAAACGCAAGCATTCCAGGCGTATTTCGTGTTCGGTTAGAATTTGTTTTTCAACCATTTAATAACTGTCTAAGTTTATAAACTTCATCAACAGCTCTCTTGTGGTTAGGATGACCGCTTGTCCAATAAGGAGAACCTTCTTCCATAAGAACATCTATTTCTCTTTGGATGTCAGCTGCGGTTTGATAGCCAGAACCTTCACCTTTGACAATTTCATCTTCCGATAATTTGTCAGCAAGTTGTGAAAATGCTTTTACTAATAAAACATTATCACCAAGTCTGGACCCATCTTGTAAAATAGTATTATTTAAAAAATCAGCACCTAAAGTTGAACTTGCAAGTCTTTTAGCTTGGTCAAGTTTTTTATTAAACTCTGGTCCAAATTCTTTTTTCAAACTAAATTCTGCTTCTTGTCTAACAGTTGCAGCTTGTGCTTCTTGTTGCTGTACAGAATTTTGATTAAGCTCATTATAAAATTTTATTAATCCTTCTGCTTGTTTAGGAAGTAATCCTAATCTATGTGCAGCTTGATTAAATTCTTTTAACTGATTTGGATCAATTTCCTCTTCTTTAAAAGAATATTTATATTGATCTGGAGTATCTGGCGCACCTAATTTTTTAAATACGGCTTGCCAATCTTCATCTGTTGCATATTTATTAGGAACAGGAATTTTATCCATGCCTACTAATTTTTGTGCGTGCAGATAACTTTTTACAAAACTTTCCATATCATTAAAATTTTGTAATGATTTTTCTTCTTTATAACTTTCAGGAATTAAAGATTTAAAATCTATTTTATTTTCCTGTTTATTTGCCTGTGTAGATACAGGTTGCGCTAAAGTTGTTGGCGCTTGTACTGATGAAGCAACATTTTGTTGAACATCAGATTGTCCTGTTGTTACAGGAGCAGTTGTCTGATTTTCCATTTATTTAACTGTTAGTTTGTTTAAGAGCGTTTTTAATAAAGATAAGTACAGAGCGTTGACCTTCTAAGTAGGCTGTTTCGTGACTATCACCTTTTTGATGAGTAGTTACAAACTCATGACATCTTTTTTCGAGATCGCTTAGAACTCGTTTTCCTTCATCGCTACCGAATACAATTTTGTAATCAGCAACAAGTTCGAGAAATTTTTTATTGTGGTTGTTGTTGTGTTCCATTGAGAGCTTTCACCATTGGTGCAGCGTTGCGTGCAATTTCGCTACCAGCGAGTTCTTGTTGCATCTGCATCTGCATTTGTTGTTGTTGTGCTTGTTGCTCTCTTTTTTGTCTTACTTGCGCATCTGATCTAATCATCTTCGCAGGTAATCCTAAAACATTGATAATGGTTTTAACTAGACCGTTTTCATCAATATAATCTGTTACAGGAGATACTTGGTTAATAGAGCCAAATACTTCTAATCCTCTCATAATCGATTGTAGTTCTTGGGATCTTTGTGCAATTGCCATAGGCGATACATATTCAATATCAATTTCTTGATTAGCAAGCATTTGTGGAGCTTGAACAAATAAATTATTTCTTAACATAATATTAAACACACGAATAATCATTGGCTGCAATAATTCGTTTTGTAATCTTGATAATGCTGGTCCTAAAATTCTCATTCGTTCTTCATTACGAGCCGTAACTTCTGTGGCTGTCATAGAACGATTAGAACTAGACATCATTAATTGATCTACATAAAAAGTTTTTGCAATCGCATCTCGTCTTTGGTTTTCTAAATTAATTCCAAGCGGAGAGTTTGCACCTATTTGTAATGGTTCAATTTTATCTCGTGAGCCTGATCGATAATAGTTTAATGATCCCGGAGATGTACGAACAGGCAAAATCATACTATCATCAGGAACTAATAATGGTGGATCAACCATCTTAGCTGCGGCCTTTAATGATACCTCAACCATTTTGTTTAAAACTTTAACATCAGGTAAAGCATTCATTCCAGGAGATCTGCCGTATATCTCTGATGAGCCTTTTAAATATCTTGGTACAACGTAAGGAAGTTCTTTAAATCCTCCTTGTGAAATAATATGTCCGCTTTCGTATTCAAAATAAATACTTTCAAACGGCATATTCTTTTTATCTTTTTTCTTCTCATCGTACATTAATCTTGGTCGTACAACATGAACTAAAGATATTTCATCAAATGGATTTTTTTTAAATGCGTTTTGAATAGCAGAGCTTACATTCTCACCGCCAAATTTTGCAACGATTGCCTGAGCTGGCATTTTAAATTTACGATAAATGGTATCAACAAATCCTTTGTCATTTTCCATTATGTATAATTCTTTTATATGTCTTGATGAAAAACGAACGATGTCCTCTCGATCTTCTTCGATCATTAAACAAGCGGTACCGAATGCAATTAAATCATGGTAACACTCAAATACTTCTTGCTGAAAATTAGAACGGTTAAAAGCTACATACATTTTATTTGTTGCATCATCCAACCACTCTTTCGCTTCATCCTCATCATTTAGAATTGGCTCTTTAAATCTTAAAGAGAACCATCTATTTGCAGATGAGGTTAACATTCCATGTAGTGAAGCTGCCAAAAGTTCGAGCGAATGTATGGCTGTTCCATCAAATATTTCAATGTTTCGCTTGTCGCCTTTTGCTCGTTCTTTTGTAATGTCGGCTCGTCTAGGCAGCAGTACATCTGCTATTTCTTGCCAATGGCTTTCAAAGTTACTTCTTTGCTCCATTAACCTAGATAAATTTCTTTTTAAATCTCGTGAAAGATCTCGTAAATTTTGTTCTTGCATTTTATTATGTTTAAATTTTAAGTGTAAATTTTACACCTATCCTAATAGACTTCGGTAACCTAAAGACAATGTGTCTGCAGGTCCTGTAACGCCTGTCAAAACATTTGCACGTCTGCCTCTTCTTCTTGCATCGATCAATCTTTGATCTGTCATCTCGACAGCAGTTGGTCCTGCAGGAATAGTAGCTGGTTTTGGTGCTTCCATTTGTGCTGGCACTTGCGGTTGCTCTTGTGCTTTTGGTTTTGATTTAAACGGATTTGGAACAGGTCCACCCATGTTAACCTCCTAGTAAAGTTGTTTGATTATTTAGCTGACTTTGTTTTTGCAAAGATCTTGTTCTTCTTTTTGACATTGGTAATTTTGTATTTGAAACTTCTTTAGCAACTGCTGAAGATTTTTCTGTTTGTTTAACTTTTTCAATTGCTTTAGCTTGTTGCATTATATCAACAATCTTTTTTCCTAACCCCACGATTAAGCACCTAATAAAGTTTTATTATCTAACTCAGGAGAACTTGTAAGTCCTGTACCTGTTAATATTGTAGAACGTCTGCCTCTTCGTCTAGCCATACTTTCACGCATAGCAAGATCTTCTGCTTCTCTTCTTTTTACATCTTCAAAATTTGGAACCGCCTCAACTTTTGGCTCTATAAATTTTGGAGGTTCTGGCATTTTTGGTTTTCCAAAAATAAAACTCATAATATATTAAATTGGTTGTCAGCCACTTGTTGTCGGCTGTTGTTGTTAAAAATTTTTACTTCTTGCAAACCAACGGCTAAGGTTCTCAAAGCATCTGCTGCATGAGATGACCAATCGTGATTTACTGAAAGTTTATATACTCTGTCTTTGTCATTATACTTTCGGTGATAATGACGAAGTGCATTAATTAATTTAGAGCAGTTATCAATATTAATGAAACATCTCTCTAAAACCATCTTTACACTATGTATTCCATCTTCTAATGGAATTTTTGGTGCTACTCTAAATCTAATCCCCATTTGATAAGCAACTTCTCTTCTGGTCTTACCAGATGCAAAGTCTGTAACTTCTATATCATGTGGTGCGTAGTGATTTTCGTACACAAAATCTTTTTCTTTTAGGACTTGTGCATAATGTGGAAACGCTTGATTATTATTTTCATAGTAATCAATAATGTGAATAGCGTGTCCGATCTGCTGAAAAAATATTATAGATGTGCTATCGCTAAATCCAATATCCCAGGCAGTATGAACAGGATAAGCAGGATCATAAGGAATAGAGGCAACTTGTTTTTTATCTTCAAGTTTGCCTAGTAGATCTCCATAAATAGAGCCTCTAATATTACCAATAAAAGAACACTCAAATTCTTGGTTATATTTAGCAACCCCCATAACTCCAAGAGCGGCTTGCAATTCCTCTTTATCAACTATCTTTGTATCAGAGGCTTTTGCTTTATATAAAAACCAATTCTTATTAGACTGAGCTTTTTGGTAATAATCGTAAAATAAATTATTCATACCTGCTGGCGTTCCAACTAGGATCATAAATCCTTTGCGGTCCGATAATGCCGGAGTAATAACTTCATCTATTAAAGCTGCTTGTACTTGTGCAGCCTCATCAATAATACAGCCATCTAAATATATTCCTCTAATGCTATCAGGATTTTCAGATGACAATAAAGTTATTCTAGCACCATTAACTAAATCACAACGTAACTCTGTTTCGTTATATTTTGTGCCAGGTATCTTGTCGGTAAAATGTTTTAAATAATCCCAGGCTATCTTTTTTGCCTGACTATAAGTCGGTGCAATATAAGCATATCGTGGCTGATGATTTCTATTCGTCATCGCCATTTTAATTAAATGATTAATACACAAAACTGTTTTGCCAAATCTTCTATGACAACACAGAACCGCATACCTGTATTTGCTTAATTCATCATGAACGTATGCTTGTTGTTTTCTTGGTGTATAAGGTAGAACAACTTTCATTAGTGAATGCTAGGCATCTTCTGCAGATCCACATATTGCATTTTGATTTTAGTAAATACAAAATCTGCAAAATCTTTTAAATCTTCTTCGCTTTCAAATCCTGAAAAATTAATTACAAGATCGTTGTTGTGCGTTGAGAATGTAACCGCTTGTATGTTTTTATATTTATCTAAAATATGTTTCATTAATGACTTTGTTTGTTCGTTCATGTGTTTGATCGGTAATTTATCGCATACAGTCCGCACCCAGATTTTTGAGGTGTAGTACCGCAGAAAAAACGTAATTTGCCTACAGAAATATCGATACTTGCTTGACTAGCCGACACTCTATAGCGAATTGCCTTATCTATTTAATTAATTGGTGCAAGTCTGGTGTAAAAAACTTTTAATAACTTATTAAATTGCAAACCTCATGATGCGTGCGAGAATATGTTTTTATGTGCGCACTACCGAACTATTTAAACTATTATCATCAGCACTAACACTCACATCAATCACATTCGTATTTGTATTTGTGTTAACGTCTGGCACATTCCAAGTTATTTCAATCTTGCTGTCTGTTCTAATTTCTTGTTTATCACCGTAGATACCAATTAACTTTGAAGCTAACCAACGATAGTGATGTAATTTTTCTCTAACGACTTGTATGTTACGATTGTCTGCGCCTTCAAGCTCTTCAATCATACTGTCTAAATATGTTTGCGCTCCAATGCGTCTTGCAGTTAAAATCTTATCAGCAAACTCTTTGTTAGTTGCAATCCATTTATAAACTTTTGACAAACTTGGACTATCTTTGGCTTTGCAAATCTTGGTTAACGGAGTTCCGTTCATCAGTTGAGTTATAATTGAGTTCTCTATTTCTGATGTCAGTTGCAATTCGTTCATAATTTTTAAGTTTTAAATTCTTTAATAATTTTATCTTGCCTTCGGTTGTCTTTGCAGACTTTGGACCTGTGGAATATCCACCATGAACTCTACAACGAATATTACCGTTCTTGCATAATATTCCTGGAGCTTTGCAAGGAAGTTTATTTTGTTTGTTTATGGTTTCGCAAGCAACTCTGATTTTCATTTTAAAACGAGATCTATACTTACATTCCTCTGCGAGATTTTTTTTATAAAAAAATTTCGTTTTAGTATGCGTGGACTAATCTCCAGAGCGGATTTTACACCGCTTCGCTTATTTGTATAGGCTAGGATAATAATTTTATTTCTGATGTATGTGATAAACGAATAATACGATGAGCGTATCAATATTTGTAAAGAATTTTGTCGAGCCTGTCAAACGAAAATGTAGAATTTATTTTTTTTACTAAACGCTCCAATATTGTCTGATATTTAATTTTTAATGTAGTTCTGTGGTAACCAAACATCTTTGCCAACTTTGTCATTGGAAATCTATTTGCTTTCATCCATAGTAATTTCCTTGCAAATACAGGATCAATATCAACATCAGATTTTATCATAAGCATAACTTCAACCGCAAAATTATATCTTGTAAGCTGCCTTGGCGTTGCTCTGCCTTTGTATGATGCAATATAATATCCGTAATCCTGCTCATCATAAGAACATTCTATAATCTTATACATAGCAGGAACTCTGCGATTATTAGGCTTTGCAATAAATCTTTCAGTATAAACAGCATCCTCCAGCAAAATCATAAGCTGAACTTCTGTATATAATTCTTTATTGAGTATTTGTTCGTCTAGTTTTTTCATCATAATATACCCAAGGAAATCTTAATTGACTTGGCCTTATTTTATCAAAATCTTCATCTGGCATATCTCGCAGCGCCTCTGATAAATCAAATTGATCTAATTTAGGAAATAAATATATTTTAGTGTCTGCTTGCGAATTTAATTCTTTTAATTTATTTTCTATATTCTTAAAACCTGTTTTATAATTATTAAATTTTAAATTTAATTCTTGTAAAAAATGTTTATAGTACGGCATTTCAAAATCGATGCCTTTTTCATTTTTATAAATTTGTAATAATTTTTTATTGTCAATTTCTATTTGTGTAAATTTATCTAAAATTTTAATTACATCTGCTGTTGTAAAAAAAAATCTACCAGCTATGTCTGTAATTTTAATGTATGGTTTATGTTTAGTTACTGCGTAGTGATAACACAAATAATTATAAATTCTAAAATCTGAATAAGATAATTTATTACTTATGATTAATTCTGGACTACCTATATAATAATCTTTCATAATTATTTTTTCTTAATAATGTTTTGTTTTGTTGTGTTGGTGTGTTCATTCTTTTTTTTAAATATTCTTTGGATTTGCAATCTGGAATATGCTGCTGAACTTTATGCTCCAGGTATTGCAGGTATTCGTCTGGAACTAAATTAATTAAATCGTTTGTTGGATTTGGATAAATTCTTCTAATGTTAAATTCTACTATTGGTCTTTGTGAGTCGAATTCGTTGACTGTGTAAAAAACCTCCCAAAATGGAATATTTAAACATTTAGCTATTTCTTTATATGGTCTTTGCAGCCACTCTGATTTACCTCTAAATGAGCCATCCACATTGTAAATTGTGTCGCTAATTACAAGGATTTTGGCGCAAGCTGGACATATTTCACATAAATCAATATCCGTAGCGGCCACTAAATCATGTTGATTTCTGTGCCAAATGCTAACAGGAGTGCGTGTTACGCTATAAAACTCATTTCTGGCCATTATTTAATCCGTATATTTTCATGGTAATTCCTCAATAATTTACCCAGATAGCCTGTCAAGTCTTTTGTCATACTTGACTATAGAAATGGTCTAAATTATACAATCTTATATATCTATGGAAATAACTTTAAAAACTAGCTGGAAACCAGCACAGCCAACAGAACTAGAATTGATGTCGGCACAGGATTTCGATTACTTTATACAATTTAAAAAAAATCCAGGAGTTCAAACAGGAACATTTGCAACAGTTT